AAGGCGGATCAGCAGATAAACCTGCCGAAGGCATGACAACAAATCAAGACGCTAAATTATCAGCAGGCCCAAAAGCCGAAGCTGGTGACAAGTCCGACAAGGGTGCTGGTAGCCTCCTTAAGGACAAAGGGTAATAAATGACAATGCAACCATTATTTGAACGTCTAACACCTAACCAAACTAAAATGATAGTTGAAAAACGTGATCGCGAAAGCGGTGACGGTAAAGATCTTTATATGAAAGGGATCTTTATTCAAGGTGGCGTTAAGAATCAAAACGATCGTGTTTATCCTATTCAAGAGATAGGCAAGGCTGTTGAGACAATTAACGAACGCTTACAAGAAGGACAAACAGTCCTCGGTGAAGCGGACCATCCTGAAGAATTAACTGTTAATTTAGACCGGGTTAGCCACATTGTTGAAGACATGTGGATGGATGGTCCTAATGGGTATGGAAAATTAAAAGTTATTCCAACACCCATGGGGAACATTATATCTACATTGCTTGAAAGTGGGGCAAAATTAGGTGTGTCAAGTAGAGGTAGCGGTAACGTAAATGAAAGCGGACAAGTGTCTGATTTCGACATCGTTACAGTAGATATTGTTGCCCAACCAAGCGCACCAGATGCATATCCAAAAGCAATACGCGAAAGTTTATGGAATATGCGCGGTGGTTATGGCATGTACAATTTAGCAGAAGCAATGATTAATGATAAAAAAGCTCAGAAATATCTACAAGAAGGTATTATGAAGTTTATTGAGGAATTGAACAAGAAGTAAAGGGAGAAAATTATGGCCGAAGCACTTAAAGAATTACTTGAAAGCGATCTCCTAGATGAGAATACAAAGGCCAGTATTCAGTCAGCATGGGAATCAAATTTAACCGAAGCTCGAGATGCATTAGCAGTTGAGTTAAGGGAAGAATTTGCTGACCGCTATGAAAGCGACAAGGGACAACTTGTCGAAGCAATGGATAATATGCTGTCTGATGCTATTAAAACAGAAATTGCAGAGTTTGCAGACGACCGTAAGGGTTTAATCGAAGCTCGCGTTCAGTATAAACAGAACGTGAAGGAACATACAACAGCCCTTTCTAGTTTTGTAATGGAAGCATTACGAAATGAAATCGTTGAACTCCGCGAAGATCGTAACAAGCAATTTGACAATTTTAATAAACTTGAGGGTTTTGTGCTAAAGCAACTTTCTAACGAAATTGCAGAATTTAACGAAGATAAAAAGTCTCTCGCAGAAGCAAAAGTTAAGTTAATTGCTAGCGGACGTCAAAAACTTGACGAAGCAAAGCAGAACTTCATTAAACGTGCAGCTACAACAGTCGAAAAGGTTGTTGAAGATGTACTACGTAATGAAATGACACAACTTAAAGAAGATATCAAAGCAGCCCGAGAAAATAATTTCGGACGCAAGATTTTCGAATCTTTTGCAACTGAGTATATGGCTTCATATCTCGCAGAAGGCACAGAAATTCGCAAGCTCAATAGTCATATTGAGAAGCAAGAAAAGAATATTACCTCCCTTACAGAATCCAAAGACACAGCAGACGTTGAAGTTAAGAAACTTAACAACAAGATCAACCGTGACAAAATCATGGGAGAACTGCTTACGCCTTTGGCTAAGAGTAAGAGGGGTATTATGGAAGAGTTACTTGAAAGCGTTCAAACAAAGAACCTTAAGGGTAGTTTCCAAAAATACTTGCCTGCTGTACTTAATGAGACAACAGGTAAGCGTGAAACTTCTAAAGTTGCACTCACTGAAAGAACTGGTGATAAAGTAACACAAAAAGAAGAGACACAAAAAGATGAAAATAGTGGAAACATTATCCATCTAAAAAAATTAGCAGGTATAAAATAAGGAGTATTTACAATGGCAGAAAACCTAACAGAGAGTCAAAACTGGGGAGCCACTAAAGAAGCTCTAATGGAAGGACTAAATGGTCAGCGCAAGCAAACCATGGACGTTATCCTAGAGAATACAAAATCATACCTTGCAGAAGCCGCTTCAGCTGGCGCAACACAGGCCGGTAATGTAGCTGCTTTAAACAAGGTAATTCTTCCAGTGATTAGACGTGTAATGCCAACCGTTATTGCTAACGAGTTAATTGGCGTTCAACCCATGACTGGCCCAGTTGGCCAGATTCATACATTACGTGTACGTTACGCAGACAGCTTTAATAGCACAAGTGGAACAGACACAACAGCTGGCGAAGAGGCATTAAGTCCCTTCAAAATTGCAGCTGGTTATTCTGGTAATGCAGCCGATGATAAAGCATCATATACAGCCTCCCAAGAAGGATTGGCTGGTAACAAGCTAAGCATCCAGATCATCAAAGAAGTTGTAGAAGCAAAGTCACGTAGGCTCAGCGCACGTTGGACCTTCGAAGCCGCACAAGATGCACAGGCAATGCATGGTCTTGACGTTGAAGCAGAGATTTTAGCTGCTCTAGCACAAGAAATTACAACAGAAATTGATCAAGAGATTTTAACATCATTACGTTCACTAGCTGGACAAGATGCAGTCTACAATCAGAGTGCCGCCTTTACAGGTACACCACATTATGTAGGCGATCGACATGCAGTACTAGCAATTCAAATGAACGAGCAAGCAAACCTAGTAGCAGCCCGCACACGACGTGGTGCAGCTAACTGGGCAGTTGTTTCACCAAGTGTGCTAACAGCACTACAAAGTGCAACAACTTCAGCATTTGCACGTACAACTGAAGGCACATTCGAAGCACCAACAAACGTCAAGTTTGTAGGTACATTGAACGGTACAATGCGTGTTTATGTTGATACATATTACAGTGACGGTGGAACAGGCGCAGACATCCTATTGGGCTACAAAGGCTCAACAGAGACAGACGCAGCTGCATTCTACTGCCCATACGTACCACTAATGAGTAGTGGTGTCGTAATGGATCCAAGTACATTCGAACCAGTCGTATCATTCCTGACACGATATGGTTACAAGGAGCTAACTAACACAGCAAACTCCTTTGGTAACGCAGGCGATTATGTATCTGGTATTTCCGTATCAAATCTAGCTTTCATTTAATAGTAAGAGTTAGTTTATATATTGAAACCCGGGTTTAAACCCGGGTTTCCTTATGAGTAATCGTCCAGCGAATAGATAAATATAATATATAGTTATTAAAGATAGGATTCGGAAATATGGCAAACAGCTCTGTTAAAAATTTAAATATCGATGGTAATGTTATTATTTCAGGAAGTACAACATCTATAGATGTACAACAATTAACAACTGACGATAATAATATTACATTAAACGATATTGCATCACCAACCGATTCAAATGCAAATGCAGGTGGACTTACTCTTAAAGGTACCACTGATCATACATGGAATTGGCTAGATGCAACTGACAGTTGGACATCAAGCGAACATATTGATTTAGCAACTGGTAAAGAATATAAAATTAATAACACTTCTGTATTAAGTGCTACTACATTAGGTGCAGGAGTAGTTAACAGTAATTTAACAGATGTTGGTACATTAACATCTTTACAAGTAGATTTACTTTATCTAGATGGTAGCCAAATAGGTTTAAAAACAACTGATGAAGATTTAATAACTCTAACACTTAACACAGTAACCGTAGCAGGTACAGTTGCAGCTATAGCACTTACAGGTGATGGCACCGGTATTACTGGTATTAGTACTTCTAATATTACTGTACCAGCATCGCCTGGAGATTTTCTTTATAATAATGCTGGCGCATGGGGAGGTATTACTCCTCCTATATCAGTTGCATTAGGTGGAACAGGTGCAACAACTGCCGCGGCCGCAAGGACTGCATTAGGTATAACAGCAACAGGTGTAGATACAACATATGCATATCGTGCAAACAATTTAAGTGATTTAGCAAGTGCATCTACAGCAAGAACTAATTTAGGATTGGGTACTATGGCTGTGGAAACAGCCACTGACTATCTTACAGTAGCAAATGATTTAAGTGATGTTACATCAGCATCACTTTCTAGAACTAATTTAGGACTTGGAACAACAGACAGCCCAAACTTTGGTGGTGTAGGTGCGGGTGCTGTAACTATAACTGCAACACCAAGCAGTGGTGGTACTGTTGCTCCTACATTTGCTGGTGTATCATTTAAGAGTGTTCCTGTAGCATCAGGCTCAGGACATAAATGGGTAGTTGGTAACGAGCAAGCCGGCAATTTAACATTTTCATATTTTACAATAAATGATGCTGGTGCTAATACATCATCCGCTGTAGGTTATATAACAGCAGATCCGACTAATACTCGAGTAATATTAGGTAATACAGGTGGTACACCTGTAAATGTTGTTATAAGTGGATTAGGCTATCCAACAGCAGATGGTACAGCAAATCAAGTATTAACAACAGATGGAGCGGCAAGTTTAACTTTTGCTACACCGTTGACTACTAATATTACAGAAGGTACTAATTTATATTACACAGCAGCTAGAGATACAGCACAATTTA